AATTTCAGAAGAATACAAACTGAACTTCATGTTATGTTGATATTGTTGACAAGTATTTGGATCTTGTATCAGACGATTCTGTACAGGAATAGGATTCATATTTCCGTTAATACTATCCATTGTTGTACTCCCCTGAGTTTGCTCAAATTGTGGCGATATTTCTTGTGTCGTTGCAGCATCTAACTCATCGCCTGAAGTAATTGCTTGATTTTGTCCAAAATCCACCCCTCCATTTACTTTTGCACCACCAGAAAGACACACATTGGTAGTGTTATTAGTTACCTTGTTTACAGAAGTTTTATTTCCTTGAGTCTCAAACCCTTCCAAACAAAGATCCTCATCCACGTGAACCTTCACGCCAGGGTTCTTGTATATTTTGATACGAGGAGCATTAGTAACGGGACGTTTGTCTAGTTCCACACCACAGGCATCAATAGGCTTAGGACAGTGAAATTCACACTCAAGAAATTCCACAAAAATAGAAACATCAAGTATGGTACTCGATCCAGTAGAAAATAACAAAGGAGACATTACTTGTATTGCAAACGTCCCAAGAGTACCTCGTAAATTATCAAGACCATAATCATCTAATCTAATATAATTCTCAGGATGTACAAAGGGAATTTCGTACACTGCAGTAAGAGGAGCAGATGCTGAAGTGTAAGAACATATCATATTAGAAAACATTGTGGTATCAGTACCCGGCTGGAATGCAGTGAATTGATTTTTTGTAATACAAGGAGCAAAACCACATGCTAGCAATCCTTGATGAAAAGGTGTTCCTTGAACTAAAACCGTAATCCTAGTTTTAAACCTAGAATAATAAAACTTATCAAAACCAGAGCGCTGTTGGCAATTTGTTAACAAATCATACGGGACAGAAGCTACATATATCAAATTTCCAGTAGCATCAGATGCTTGCCAAGAAAACGTGGTAACTTTAGTCAATTTTCGCGCCATAGAACTATAGGATAACGCAATATCATTAATAGTCTGTGAAGGTACATTCACAATGTTACTTGGACTCATCGCATTCGTTGCTATCAATGGGGGATTTGCCGCTTCAATTGTAGACCCTACCTGTTCAATAGGTGTCTCTTTTCCTATTGGACTCACGGTATTGGACTGTGTTGTAAATCCCGTGACATCTAGTTCTTCATCTTTATCTATCTTCTTGACGAATTCCGCTTCATATAATATCTCCTCAAAAGCACCAGTAGATATTAAACCTGCTGTAATTTCTTCATGCATCAACACAGCAGCGTCATAGATTCCATAGTGAGCTAGTGCTCTTAGCACACTATCACGATAAAGGTAAAAAATATCTTTTCCCTCAAAATACACAAACCAAAGGGCTGAGTTTGTATTTATGACCGCTTGGTCCATTAATGATACTCCAGCGATTTTGGGTGTTTTTACCCAGTTAAGAATAGTATTGACCGATGTTCTTGACATCACAGGGTAGTAGCCAACAATTGGATCAACACGAGACGTACATTTCAAATATTCCAATTGGTCTAAACTCTTATACTTAACGTGTTCTCCTGTCTTAGCAGCAGGAGTATAAACAATGCCACGCTTATCATAGAGAGCGGACATTACGACTCCATTAAAGTGTTCACAAACAAGATCAGAAACACAATGTAAATTATCATCACCATAATCCTTCATACGGACATTACTCCTCCAGTAATCATGAGTAGCATCTGGAAAGACTTCTCTAAACAAGATCATAGACTGCATGTAATTCACCATACAGTTTATTACTGCTGTTAGGTAATTTCCCGAAGGTCCACC